ATGTCAATCTTGTTGTCATGGTGATCCCTGGCTTTCGCGTATTCTTCTGGCGTCATGGGTTTGTTTCTCTCTCTTTGCTTGGTACGTGTTTCTACTCTTTATCAATTAGCAGTTTCTCTTTGCTTTGGGCGGTGCTAGCATCGCGTTGATGCGCCCGTGTACGGCTATTTAGTTTTAGTGCGTGTGTGTTTATTTGGCGTGTTTACAGCGCGTGAACTGGCAATCACAAGGACTATAGTTATTCCAATTTGTAACATTACTGAGGAATGGTCTAGCTATATTTTTAGCTATTGATATTCCATGTGTGCTACTACTACGTTTTTGTTCCATAGTGCGAGCCTTGAACGGTGGCTTGATGATTGAATCGTGGCTGCTACCGTATGCTCTGGCTATGATGCCGCTACCGCGCCGTTGCCGTCCCATGTGTGTAACCCCCTTTCTTTAAGATTTATCGTCTGTGTCGATTCAGAGTGTATCTGGTAAACCTTGCGCTACCTTGTAGCTATTTACCGTCTCATTTCCTGTACAGTTCTATCGAACTATCATCAACACGCTAGCTACGGTACAGGAAACCAATGGACTTGTCAATACCTTTATAGATATTGCTATGGATATTGCTAGTGCTAGGCATGGATGCCTGGTAGTTGCCTGGTAGCTAAGTGGTATCTGGGTATGGGTAGGTTGTGGTTGTTTGGATACTTACACCACTCGCCCACAATTACCAAAAGCCGTGCACATATCGCGCACCAATGCCTAATTGTTTGCACATATGCGCGTCATTGCACATATTGCGCACCAATACGTGTAATTGTGTTGCACTTATTCAGCTGAAGTATTACGTGTAATTGTGTAATCGTGTACGTCTTGCGTGTTTTTGTGTGTAAGAAGTGTACCCAGGCGCGTGTGTAAGAAGAGTACCCGCGCGTCCCCTCGAGGGGGGGGGATGGCTTGGGATTTGTTATAGATATATAAGGATACCCGTGCCAGAAATTATGCTCATAAGTCGCGTTTGCGTAACGGAATCAGCAACTGGCCCATGTGTGGGGCATACTATCTATACTTACATATCGTAATGAAACCCCCATTTACAGTGTAATCCGATGTAATTACATGTAAATTGCACACATTTCGTAACACATATTTCGTGCCTAGGATTTTCTTTTAGGTCTTCTTTTAGCGTGTAAAGTAAGTACATCTCGAAGGGGAAGTTACGCCCATCGGGGGCCGGAGAGCCCCTCCACGCAGTGGTGGGTGTGACGACCCTTCTAATTCTCTCTTATCTTAAGAGTCTTATAAGATATATATATATTCTTAGTATCTTATATTTCTTTCTTTTCTTTTTTTTCCCCCCTTTTTTTTTCTTTTCTTTCTTTCCACGCACTGGGAGGTATAAAATTTATGTAAAAAGGAGGTACGCAAATTGACATTTATGGGGTTTTCGGGTACGTTTGGGGAATGTTAGAGCCTGACAGCAGGTATTCCAGGTATATTTCGAGTAATGGTCTGGGCCGTATGAGTCAGAAGTCCAGGGATATAGCCCGTGCGGTGCTGATGTCGCCGAAGGTTAGTTACCAGGACGTTGCGGACCGTTACGAGGTGTCCCGTCAGCGTGTCGGGGCCATATCCAGGAGGCTTGGGATAGGAAGAACGCCTGCTCGAAGAAGTGACAGGGTAACAGGAGAATAGAATATGTCGGGTAGCAGCGCGGTAGAGACAAAGGCTAATCAGGACGTTTTCCTGACGGCGTATTCGCTGGTGGGATCGCTTAGGAAGGCGTGTGACGGCATTGATTTGCCGAGGGCTACGGTAAGATCGTGGATACATACGGACAGCCACGGCTTCAAGGCAAGATTCAAGGAATCGCAGGAGGTATTCAGAGAGTTCCTCGAGGATATAGCGCTCGAAAGGGTCAAGAACCAGAAGCCTAACGACAATCCTGTACTACTCATCACCCTGCTCAATGCGAACTATCCAGAAAAGTATCGGAGAGACGCATACCACACGGATAACGCGGCCAAGGAGATAATGGGAGAGTGGAAGAAGTGGGTCAAGGATAATAAGAAGGCCGAAAACAGGAAGACAAAAGCTGATAAGAAGTCCGAGTCGGAGATAGACAGGCAGGAAGCTATCGAGGAAGCTCAGAAGATACTGTCAAGGAAATCCGATGACAACCCTCACAGACCAGCGTGAAGGCCAGCCGAAAAGGGCCGTAACAGAATATATATTCTCAAAACTCGACTTCCTCCCCACTACGTTGCAGTCGGATATACTCAACTGCCACAAGAGATTCGTGCTGGTAGCAGGCGGCGAACAGGCAGGCAAAAGCATGGTAGCCTCCAAGTACCTTATATCAAGGTTCCTGGAAACCGAGGGAAAAGGACTCTACTGGCTCGTCGCGGCAGACTACGAAAGAACACGCGCTGAGTTCGATTACCTCGTACAAGACTTCGCTACACTCGGAATACTGGCGGAAGTTACCAAGAGAGTAGACCCAGGACGCATTATTCTCGCGGACGGGACCCGCATAGAGACGAAATCCGCGAAAGACCCGCGCACCCTCGCAATGAGAGCCCCAGACGGCATCCTCGGATGCGAGGCGTCACAGCTAGACCTGGATTCCTTCTACAGACTCAGGGGAAGAGTAGCGCCCAAACGTGGATGGCTGTTCCTGTCAGGAACCTTCGAGGGATCACTCGGATGGTACCCTCAACTGTTCTCGTCGTGGCAGATAGGCTCAGAAGACGAACAGTCCTTCTCCCTGCCCGCATTCTCCAACACCTACCTCTACCCCGAAGGAGCCAAAGACCCCGAGATACTTAAACTGAAGTCCATGTCATCCGATGACTTCTTCATGGAACGCATCGAAGGCATACCATCACCGCCCCAGGGACTCGTGTTCGGAGAGTTCAGGGCCGATATTCATATAGACGAAGAAGCAAAATGGGTGCCCGGTGAAGACGTGTACCTCTGGATGGACCCAGGCTACGCAGGCGCGTATGCCGTCCTCGCAGTACAGGAGATAAACGGACAGATGTGCGTCTTCGATGAGGTCTACGAACAGGGACTCACCACAGACTCCATAATAGATATCGTCACAAATAAGCCGTGGTGGAAAGACGTACACTCCGGCACCATCGATATAGCAGGATACCAGCACCAGGCCATGTCCGCACCCGCAGAATTGTGGATGGACAGGACCGGCATATACCTCGATGCCCAGAAAATACGCATCAACGAAGGCACCGAGAGACTGAAAGGCTTTATGAAACCCGATCCAATCACCAACGACCCGAAAATAGTCTTCTCCCCCGACTGCAAAGGAACCCTATCAGAGTTCGGAGCAGTGCCAAGCCCGTTCGACGGACAAACACGGGCCTACAGGTGGAAGACCGACAGGGAAGGCAATATAGTAGGGGAAACCCCCGAAGATAAAAACAACCACGCCATCAAGGCAGCAATCTACGGCCTCGTTAGCAGGTTCGGATACGGGTACGTTAACTCAAAAGAGTTCATTAAAGTCAAACGATGGGCAGGATAATTTATAAAAATGCCAAGACTGAAACCAGAAGATATCATCGACAAGGTAGACGACCACTACGAGGCCACGCACACCCTGCGTACCCGTATGGACGCAGACCACCAGCTTTATAAACTGGACTCCTACGACGCAGGAGACGGGTACAAGTCCTATACCAGTAACGAACCCCAGACCTACGCGGACAAGGTCATCTCATGGATGACGGCGGCAGACCTCGTAGTGCGAATCCCGCCCAACGGCAACCCGCGTAACACCCGTGAAGTAAATAACGACAAGGAAAGATTCATCATCGGAGCCCTGCGCTCCGCCGACGAACGACTCTCCAAGAGACTCGTACCCTCCATCCGAAACCAGCTTGCGTGGTACATAGCACTCAGGGGATGGTACGCAGGAAGAGCCCTCCTTACCAAGGACGGGGAAGATAAAACCTGCATCGATATCACCCCATGGGACCCCATGCACACCTACTGGGGCATAGGGGACGACGGCCTCGCATGGGCCTGCTACAAGGTCAAGAAAACCCAGGACGAGATAGAAGCCCAGTACGGCGTCAGGCTAGGGGAGTCACGGTCCGATATAGACGGCATTAACGTCTACGACTACTACGATAAGGAATACAACACCGTCGTCGTACCGGGACGCTTCGTTAAGAAACGCACCCCCCACGGCACAGAAGGACAGGTGCCGGTGTTCCTCGGCCCCGTCGGGGCAACTCCCCTCATCCAGTCAATGGAGTGGTCCTCCATAGAAGATACCCTCGAAGACTACGGGGAGTCAGTCTTTAAGGCCACCCGGGGCGTATACGAGAACCATAATTTTATGATGTCCGTCATGCTCGAACTTACCGCACGAAGCCGCAAGCAGGGCCTCAAGGTACGAAGCAGGGACGGCACCAAGACACTCGACGAAGACCCGTACAAGGA